ACTCATCGCCTTTAGATGATACCTACCAATGCCGCCGTACTGAAACGCATCATCAGCAACACCACTATAAACCATATCTGTATCAAGCATGAGAACATTATCCCATGCATCATACTCTTCCTTGACGAGGCAGATTTTTTGTGACACCGTACCACGAAACTCACCCAAAGGCCAACCACTTACGAGTTGGTAATCAGCACTAATGTCTTTGGCATATAGCTCAATTGACTTCATTGCCAACCGGGCCCACTCGGGCATTGGACCGGACCAGTACTGTAAGATTAGATTTTTCATTTTCTCTTATAAACTAAAACCGTACCAGCATGTTTACATTTCTTTTTCATGATTTCTTTTTCTAGATACATACCATTTTCTTCGGCCCAGGCAGTTACTTCCTCTTCCGTAGCATTTAATGGATCTCCATCTGTAACACCCTTACCATTTTGTGAATCCGACCATTCAATTAAGAGTCTGCCATTAGGTGTTAACTGATCTCTCCAAACAGCAATTGTTTCACTTGGTGTAATACAATGATCAAATGCATTAGTATACACTAGATCAAACTTGCCCACCCATTCTTCATTTACTTTATTAAAATCCCATATTGTGGTATTTGGCGCAATTACTGCCTTCTCACTTAATTCGGATCCCATAACATAACAATTAAAATAACTTATAAAATGATTTTGTTCCTCTCCGGATCTTGTGCCATGACAAAGAAGTGATCGCACATTATCATTTTTAAAGTTTTCATAAATTGCACCAATAGTTTCTTTTCTTACATATACAACATTTCCAAATTTACTGTTTGTAAGTGCTTTTTGTGCATTAATATAGTCATCATATGAATATTCATATATTTTACTCATAAATTCCATTCCTTTCTTGGTAGGTTTACAACTCTATGGATCTTATCCGCATCCCAATCATCTGCACCATTTAATTGAACGTGGACAAAGTTTGCATTATTCCGTAGGTCAATCACTGGCCGTGGCTTTGTTTTCACTCCTGGATCATAGTGTACAGAACTATTCCACTTATAAGGCATCGCAGTCCAATCGAATCCACACACCTCTAACATTGCATGCACGTACGGTTGATCACACGTATAGAATGCGGGCAGTTTAAACACAGTAATAAAATTTACATACTTGGCAAAATCAAAGAACTTTTCCCTCGCCTTACGCAAACCTTTCTTTGAAAAGATTAGCATACCAGAGTTATAGACTCTAGGCAATCCATCATTGGTGCGAGGCATTTTCACAGGCCATTTCTTTTCAATAAGATTGACCCACTTCTCATCATTTGCGTTATTGATACCACCACCAATAGTGAAGTTCTTACGAGTCTTGGGTGCATTGATCTCTTCACAGATACCGATCTCACAACCAGTGGCCGCAAACTCTTCAAAGATATTTTCCGTGCAATTTAACGTAGGAACAACATCACAGTCAACGTACATAATATAATCATAATCAGCAAACTTGTCGTCATAGATTGGTTTAAACTTTCCGTAGTGTGGGGAGTATTGCCCTAGGTCTTTTTGAAACTTTGGATTCAACTCATAGATGTGATCAGCGCCGATGCTGTCAGCATACATCTTCATCGCCTCAAGCCCGGCCATATTACCAGGTCGTTCCACACCATCCCAATATTGATAAATTACCGTTTTCATATATTACCACTTAGGTGATGTCATCACATTTGACTTATTTAAATTACCTTTTACCTTTTCAGCAATAAATTTAACATCATCAATCAGTGATACATTAAGTAAAATTGGCTCAAAACCGAGCGATCTGAGGCCTTCGTTGCTTACGGCCAAATCATTTGCAGGAAGTTCTTTTCTAGGATTCTCATGATAAGCAATAGAACCACCGTATTGTTTGCTAATAATCTCTGCCAGTTCCTTTACCGTACAGACCTCAGACACTTGATTGAAGATTCTGACCTTATCGGTATTCGTTGGTGGATTCTCCGCAGCGAGGGATACACAATTGGCAGTGTCCTCAATGTGAATGAATGCACGTTTCTGCCCACCGGTGCCATAAATGGTCAATGGCACATCTGCCGCTGCTTGAGAGATAAACCTATTCAACACGGTGCCATAGATACCATCGTAATCAAATCGATTGACCAAGTCCGGATCCATTTTCGTCTCCTCCGTCTCCGTACCCCATACGATACCTTGATGTAGGTCTGTGATCTTAAGTTTCCAATTCTTATTATAAAACTGGAACAACAACTGGTCCATTGACTTGGTCATATGATATACACTGCCCGGATTTGTTGGATACAGAATATCAACATCCTTTTCGGTAGAGTTTACTTTTACATTCAAGTAGCCTTCTGGGATATCGCCGAAGTCTTTAGAGTAACCATAAACACCCATAGTGCCAAGGTGTACGAGATGGATGTTAGGATCAACATCAACGATGGCATTCAGTACATTATGAGTAACGTTAATGTTGTTATCAACCGTATAACGACGTTCCTTTTGAGAAATCATTGAATACGGCGCAGCACGTTGCTCTGCGAAATGAACGATAGTATCAGGTTGCCACTGTTGAACAAGCATCTTAAACTCATCATACTGCTCTGCAATATCAATAAACCGATAGTCGATGGGACCGATGAGCATATTGGCGCTATCAATACGAGAATTAATATCTGCAATCCGTGTGAGTGAATTGCTATTTAATTCCATATCAATACCGCGCCGTGAAAAGTTATCCACAATCATAACATCGTGGCCACGGTTTACCAATTTTAGCGCCGTGGGCCAACCACAGAACCCATCCCCACCCAATACCATTACTTTCATTTGATTGCCTTCATTAATTCTTCTACATTTTCACCACGCTCGGGTAATAGGTCCTTTAAAAAGAAATGAACGAAATAAGCTTCCTTAATCTTATCATCACGAACACCTTTGTATAAAGCGTTCCATTTCCAATCAAGGCGTTTGATGTTCATCTTCTCTTTACGGATCCAAGTGTTCAGCAGTGTTTGATCCGTTGACCATTTCCACGCACCCTTACCATCTACGAAGTCTTTAAACTCTGGCCGAGTAATAAACTCACGAGGAGTATCACCACGCAAGTACTTATGAATCTTCCTATTCATGACCATAAGACCCATGTTCATGAACTCATACCCAAGCTTATTTGGTTTAAAATCAGCAACCTTACCGTGTAGTGTTTCATACTGCATACGAGAGTAGTTAATGATCTTCTGTTGGTACTGAGGTGTAATTGGCATATCACGCTCTGGTACACCACCGAAGTCATACTTTTCGTCCAGATCATCAAAGATATTCGGCGCACCATCACGGATCCAAATATCTGCATCAACAATCGCAACCTGGTCATAATCCTTAAAGGCCTCGAAAGCATTTTCCTTCTCATAAATGGGTAGGAAACCTCCATGCTTTTCGTATGATTCCTTACTACGGTTGGTAGAGAATACATCTGGCTTGATTTTTAAAATTGGTGTACGTTGTACTATATGATTGATACCGTGGCGACCGCAATAGTCAACAACGGATTGGATACAGTGATCGTAAAGTCTGCTAGGTTTTCCAACATAAACCTGATAAATTAAACGTTTCATTAGTAAAATAGTGGGTCAGTAATCTCTTCACACATTGCTTTCCAATTCGGCAGGATTGGAATACCACATGCATCTTCTTCTTTAATATGTATGTGTTTCATTAATAAAGATCTCAGACCCATATCGCGACCATCAACCGCGTTGGCAACTTTATCCTCAATCCAATATGCGTTGGGATATAGATGTGCGTAACACTCTAGGGTGTCTCTTTTATCTGCGCCGGTGTCGAGGTAGACAAATTCCTCAAAGACGTGAGCACCAAAGATTGCTTCCAAGTTTTGAGTACGAAGTTTCTGAGCAAATGGATTCAATGATAGGCTTGTGATGACTAGGAATTTGTAACCATACTCATCGTGTAGTTTCTTCACACCTTTTACCGCATCAAACAGTGGCGGTAAGAATCCAATATTTGCTGAAGAGTTAAAGCCTCGGATGTACTTTTTAATCTCCGGTTCGGTCATCTCATACCGAGTGCCCTGTTGGTAAGCACGTTCGTTACCGGTGGCAAAGAGTCCGTGTTCACGCATCATCCACGCATCAAACGCACCTTGCCAATTGAGCAACACACCATCAACATCTGTCAAAATCACATTCATAATATATTTCCTTTATATAAGGATTATATCACATCTAGCCTAAAAAGTAAACACCTAGGAGAATAATTTTCTACGTTTGTATTTCTTAATAGTATCAAAGAGCATTTCAGTATAATTATCACGATGCTCTTTAAACACCAGCGGTTCATTATCATCAACGTCCATAACTACCACTGTATTGGTAATGGGCATACCGGTTCGTTCTTCCCACATAATGGCGTATGCCGACATTTGTGCAAAGTAGTTGGAAATATTCTCGTGTTTCTTTACACGTTTGGATGTTTTCCAGTCAACGATTGAAGGTACACCATCAAATTCGGCTACGCAATCGCAACGGCCAGCCAAGCCAAGATGCTTAGAGTAAAGAGGAGTCTCAATACCAAAGATTTTCCCGATACGATTGTCAAGGATAGGACGAACGTTAGCCAGGCTTTGCCTAATGTGTGGTAAATGTTTTGTAGTATCTTTTCCATTTAAATAATCCTCAATAATTGTGTGTACTGCAGTGCCACGAGTAGAGGCTTTATGACTAATCTTATTAGCCTCTTCCGCACCTACGCGTTCGCGCCAGGCCTGGATAGCCTCTTCACTTAGTATGCTAAGTACGGTAGTAATAGAAGGGTATGTATTCCCATCAGGGTCAACGTACTTTCGCCCAGTTGGAGTAGTTTCTGCAACAAGGTCGTCATACCCAAGATCAATTTTGACATGTTCAAATACTTTCATTATAAGTTCGGCTTCACCGGCGCTGCCATAAAATCAAAATTCTCACCTGCAGCATGCACACATACCGTTTCTCTATCAACTTGACGATACATCGTCCATACTCGTGTTTGAATATTCAATGTAAAAACGGTTTGGGTTTTTACTTGTTTACCATCCTGTTTTACAATAGTATCCATAGAGAACATGGGTTCCTCATCGTACATATCCAATACACGAGTAAAATCAGATAATGCAAAACATTGTAATCTAATCTCCAATGTCGTCTGCTCAATCTTCTGTGCATGGGCAAATGGTGCCATGGCGCAGGCCAATATAACTAAAAGCTTTTTCATTTTAAACCTAACATTTCCTTGGTCATGATATAATCACGAACCAGACCCGATCTAACGATGTCATCCCAACCATAAGTAACGACCGTAAAATACTTAAGTTGGTCAACGATACGAAGGAATTTCATAACGCCGTCTTTTTCATTATCATGGGTAAAGTCTGATTGGAGATAGTCTCCACAGAAAATAATCCGACAATGGTTACCCACACGTGTCATTACAGAATCCAATTCATGGAAGTTTAGGTTCTGCATCTCATCTACGATGATAATGGTACGGTGAAATGTGGTACCTCGAATAAAGGAGGTTGTTTCAAATTCAATTTGTTTATTATTCTTTAACTTGGCATACGCTGCATGGTCCTTGAATAATTCATCACAAATACCTTTATACGGAATTTCATATGATGCTTTCTTTTCCTCTACCGTCCCAGGTAGGAAACCCATATCACGCACGGGTACAACGGAGCGGAGTAGTACGATTTTATCATAACCCGTTGATTTATCCATTACCTCTTCAAGAGCAAGGTACATTGCCATAAAGGTTTTACCCGTGCCGGCAGAACCTGCAAGGACTAGGTTATCGCCATCATCCCATGCATCAAATGCCTTTTGTTGGTTCTTTGTAATAGGATTGACCTGAACCAAATCGGTATCCTTCACCTTTGCGCTAGTCATTAATAGTGTTTCCTCTGCCTGAATTTTTCTTAATAGCACCTAATAAATCTTTCCACTCACCACCTGCTTGTCGCAGTGTGGATTTAGCACCCGTGACCAGTGTTGGCGCATCAACAACTCGTATGACGTTGGGGTCCTCGTTTAATTGTTTCTGAAGGTCATCATACGAACATCTGATGTCCCATTCTTTATTAGTTTTAATATCTTTAATTGTGTACGTTGGCATGAAACCACTCCGGAACATTACGTTTAGACCAAGCCATTTTAAACCGATCTTGTTTTGTCTGATAAAACATGCGATATGACTTTACTGGGTCATCTTCGAACATGCACTCTGGGTTTGACTTCATAGCAAGAGGGAATAACGTTAAAGCTTTTTTAGGAATATACCTAGGGTGTTGCTTTAACTTTGTCCGTAATAACACATCTGTACTATGTTGTCTATTGTATCTATACCGGTACTCATCACACAGGGCAATAAAGTGTTGGTAGTGCCATTCGTAGTTGCAGGAACTTATCATAGTCCATTTGGTACAGGGGTGCGAGGCATGGACTACCTTGTATAATGTATTGTCCATATCCGTATCGGGGTGGCGATAGTGCGCCACGGTTCGTTTGCCTGATTTTGATGGACCAAATGACTGGATACCATCTAGCATACGATGTGCTGTTGAAAGCATTTGTGCAGATTCCACAATCATTTTCACAACGTGTTTGTCACATTGCAATTGTGCTGCAACGACTGGTGAGTTGTCAAGTATAAAGATATTCATAATATAAAAAGCCTCAGTTGTATAGTAGTATTATACCATAAAACGTGAGGCTTGTAAACTCCTATTTTAGACCCTAGTGAATTTGAGCATCAATTCGTTTATTTAAGAACTCTTGTTTTTGCAGTATTCGTTGCATTTTTTCAATGTCTCCTCTCTTTTCTAATCTTTTGGCATAAATGCCGAGTTCTTGAGAATCTTTTCTTAAACGTTCGATTTGATTCAATACCATATGTATTGGTCTCCTGTTAATTGTTAAAAATTAAGCATCACGAAGTAGACCTGGAAACGCCTCCTTTACTACCGGTCGAGTCAATCCTTTGGGGGGTTTTTTATTAATCATATCAATGACTAATCTTGCATCACTTGGATGTATGCCTTCAAGCATTCCAATGAAAATCTGTTCTCTTTTTACAGCAGGAAGTTTAGTACCTGGGCCACCTTTGACGAAGTATTTAAACTTCTCATTTTCTCTTAATAGAGTTGTAGCAGTACTCTCTGGTCGACTTGCTGTATAGGGCGGCTCTCCAGCAGGTAAATTCCACGACAGTGTAGAATCCATTGAGCCTCTGATAATGTCCTTTAGCGCCCAGGTTTCATTGTCCTTAAGCACTTTTACTTTATCTGTCTTTGTTTTTTGTTTTTCCACAAGTTCAATTACCTCATGGACCAATAATGTTCTTGCCATATTACATAAACTCCGCTGCGCATTCAATTAACATCTTACATTTTTTATTTATAAGATACGGTAAGACTAACGAGCCCTTACCGATTGGCTCTTTTTCAAATATGTTTAAAATTTCTTTCCGTAAGTAATCGGGTGTATATTTTAAATCCACCATCCGTTGATTACGTTGGTAGTTACGGAACCAGGTGACGTTCTCAAGCGATTGATTGTTATCGGCAAGGATAGCTATCATATCGTCCAATTTCTTTTGGCTCACGGGTGTCTGGCGTACGCCTTCAACGAATACATTGTCACCCGATAATACATTAGGTACACCATCACCAGAATCACCCTTAAGGATATGTGTGAGTAATTTAAGCTTGGGATTCTTCTCTACAATGAACTTCTTCTTTAATGGACCGAACTGTTTAACATTATCCATAACCTGTAGTTGAGCAAAGTCATGATCATTGGAGATGATAACAACATTTTCAAATTGACCGAACTCTTGTGTGTTATATGCAAGAACACCAATAATGTCATCAGCCTCACAGCCATTGATTTGAATTAGTTTATATGGGAAATTATTACGAATGTCCTCGCGCACTTCATTAAGGATTTCAAATGCCGCATCCCAATCGAATGAGGATGCATCACGATGCTTTTTACGGTTTGCCTTATACTGAGGATAGACGTCTTTGCGCCAGTTACCTGATGCGTCACAGGCGATGATGGTATCACCATAGTCTTTTTTAGGGAATTTCTGGCGATACATTCTAATTGTGTTTAGAATCATATGCCGAGCCAAGTCTGGTTCAACAGTCTTATTGGCCAAAATTGAGGCCAGGGCAATTGCGTTGTAGTCAAAAATAATCATGGTATACCTATTTCCTCCGGGTAAGTATATAAATTATATCACGTTCTAGGCCGGATGTAAACAACTATTTGCATAATTAAAAAGTATTACTAATGGTACACTATGGGTGCTAATGTTATACTAATGTGTCATCTTCTGCACTTGTGTTTTTCAAGTGTGATGCATTGATCTTACAACCGATAAATTCATTATAATACTTAGAGCTCAATAGCACATCATATTCAAACTGAAGCTTTGCTTCGTAATACGAACACTCACCCTTGGATCTACACATCCTAAGAATCTCTCGTTTATAGTTATCTTTGCCATTTGCCTCAATAAGTTGTCTTAAAAACTTATTCGAGCCGTAGTAGTTTCGCCAATCAGATTCTACTCTGGTTCGGACTCTACGTTTCCTCGTCTTATTAACGGGAAGCACTTTAGGTTTCCAAAAGAATTTCTTGCCGATGTACATCATACCAGTATTTAGTTCTGTTATGCAATACACGAAGCCTTGAAATTCCTCTGGTGTTTCCTTGAATTCTTGATTATTATATAGCCACATGGAACTATATATTTCAAGCTTAAATTGTAGTTAGTTTGTATTTAGCAATTAACTCTGTATTCTCTGTCATCAATTGAACTCTTACGTCAGTATCGTATAACTCTGGTATTCTGGATTTCATGTGTTCTTCCAGAATATCCATTGTCACACCTTGACCTAAAAATTTACTCCCATCCCATGCGTACATGATACCATCAATGTAGTCAATCATAGCTATAATATCTTGTGGGTCTTCATTGTCATTTTCCTCAATTTCATCCAGTTCCATTTCATACTTCATTCGTTGGATAAATCCACCCAAGTGAAGGAGTATATACACCACAAAGGCCCAAACAAGAAGGTCAACTATCATCGTAATCTGTATCCTCTTCTATTTCTTCCACATCTTGTCTACGCCCACACATAGGACAAAATTCCGGTTCATCCACCGTATACTGTGATAATACAGTGGTGACGTTATCACACTCTTCGCACTCTATCCTGTATTCTTTCATGCAGCTTCCTCCCAGCCCCACTCTCCTTCCATTCCGGTTACTGAGTATTCTGTGACACGTTTTTCAAAGAAGTTATCATGTGACGCGCCATTTAACACCCAATCCAACCATGGCAGTGGATTATCTTTTACTTTAAATTTTGGTTTTAAACCAAGCTGTAACAACCGACGGTCTGCAATGTGACGAACATATAGTTTTACATCATCACGACTTAGACCTTGCACATCACTACCATTAAATGCAAGTTGAATAAACTTATCTTCCAATGCAACGGCAGTTTTTGCCATCTCATAGATCTTTGATTTTAATTCATCATTTACAATCTTTGGATGCTCATCACATAGGGTACGGAACAACTTCGCGTTGCCCTGCACGTGGATCGTCTCATCACGTATAGACCACTCTACAATAGTGCCCATACCTTTCATCTTACCGAAACGTTGGAAATTCAACAACATTACGAATGATGAGAACAATGACATACCTTCATTAAAGACGGACTGGGCCAAGACAAGAGCCAAATCAGACTGACTGTTTGTTTTGCCTTCTTTCATGAATTCAATCTTATCGGCCATGGCTTTATACTCCATGAACTTAAAGTATTCTTCATCACCCATACCGAGTGTGTCATTTAATAGAGCGTAGGCTCTTTGATGTACTGTTTCTCTTGCAGCGAAGGACGAAAGCATGTTTCGAACTTCATTATTCTTAAACTTGGGAATGAGAAACTCATGGTAGTTCTCACCCACCTGGACATCGGACTGAGTAAACAGACGTAAAACCTGTGTGATAAATTCCTTTTCATCAGCAGTAAGTTTAGTGCGCCAGTCCTGCACATCCTCTGATAATTCTGCTTCATCTTCAACCCAATGGACTTCTTCATGTTTCTTTGCTAATTCTACCGCCCAAGGATATTGGAACGGCTTATATGTTGTTGATAGTTTAAATAGTGACATTGTTTCTTTCTTATTGTGTGTGATTAGCCTTCGCAGGCTCGGCATTCGTTATCTTCTTCTAATTCTATACTCGCACCAGACTCGAGGTGTTCCATAAGCGACTCATAACCGCCGATGTATTTGCCTTCAACATAAATCTGTGGTACCGTTTTCACATCACGGCCAGTAACTTCCTTGGCAGTTTTACCTATTTCTTCTAGGTCAATATAATCAAAGGGCATGCCGCGCAATTCTAACTCTTCTTTAGCACGAGCACACCAAGGGCAATTGCTTTTACCATATACAATAGAACGATTATCATCCTGTAGGGCAACACGTTCTACTTTTTCGGACACATTCTCCGCACGAGCCTTTGACTCTGTACGCAAGTAATATAGACCTTTCAGTCCTTCTTTCCAAGCCTTAAGGTGTACCTTATTCACATAGGACTTCTCAACACCAGAGGGGAAGAACAAATTAACCGATTGACCTTGACATATATATTGCTGGCGATCGGCTGCGTGTTGGACAACCCAATTTTGATCCAACTCTTGTGCAGTTTTAAAGATAGCCTTTTCACCCTCGGTTAGGTTTGGCAAGTGTTGCACAGAACCACGGTTGGTGATAATAGACGTCCAAGTCGATTCATTGTTAATACCATGCCGAGTCAGTACTTCTTGTAGGTAAACGTTTTTAACCAAGAATGAACCAGCACGGGTACGGTGTGTATATGCATTGGCTTTCAGAGGCTCAATGGAAGGACTTGTAGCAAGAATAACACCACTAGAAGCATTAGGAGCAATTGCAAGCAAGTGGCTATTCCGACGACCAGAGCCGATGCCATCGAGATATTCACCTCTCTCCAAAGCCAATCGTTGAGTTTGTGCAACTGCCTTTGCATTAATATTCTTAAATACAACATGATTAATCTCCCGTGCCAATTCTGATTCCCATGCCACATTCTGCTTCTGCAGTAATGAGTGGAAACCCATCGCACCTAGACCAATTGATCTTTCACGTTCGGCTGAGTACTTGGCTCGGCTAATTTCATTTGGTGCATTTTCAATAAAATACTCAAGGACATTGTCGAGCATAGTAATGATATCCTCAACAATGGTAGTATTTTTCCAATCCTCATAGTACTCCAAGTTAAGAGATGAGAGGCAACAAACAGCAGTGCGATCTGCACTGGTTGGTAAATGAATTTCATTACAAAGATTTGAACCATTGATTTTAAGACCTTTATCTTTTAGTGGTTGTGGTAGGAATTCATTTGCGCGATCAATAAAGTTTAAATACGGCTCACCCGTGCGGAAACGAACTTCGATAATACGTTCCCATAACTTACGGGCAGATACGGTTTCACTTACAACACCGGATGCTGGATCCTTTAAGTCCCACTGCTCATTCTTTGTAACAGCGGACATAAACGCATCGGTAATATTAATCGCGTTATGTAGGTTTAATGCCTTACGTTGCACATCACCCGTAGGAATACGCATGTTTAGGAATTCCATAATATCGGGATGTGATACATCCATATAAGCAGCGTATGAACCTTTACGTGTCTTACCCTGCCGGTAAGCGATCATATCAGCATCAACCGTGTGCAGAAATGGGATAGGTCCAGGTGCTTTATCCGTCACTGTGCGTACGTCTGACCAGTGTCCACCAACACCACCACCAAATACGGATAGCCAACGCAGCTCTGACGAGTGAGAGATTAAACCCTCAAGCGTGTCGGGAACGTATGTAAGAAAACAAGAGATAGGTAAACCCTTGTCTTTCTTTGTACCATTGGGTGCATTTGAAAGAACTGGGCTGGCGAACATAAACCATTTTTTACTAACGTATTCATATAAACGTGTGGCAAGTGCCTCATCCATTTTTCATTGATAGGTTGAACAGGCCTGTGCCGCGCGTGAATATGCTTCTTGTGGTGAC